GCTCAAATATTACGCATGTGGCGAATACGGTACTCAAACCCATAGACCTCATTATCATGCTATCATATTTAATCTCCCTAAATCTCTTATATCTAACCCTCAAAAAATCGCCGATACCTGGCAAAATGGTCATATACATCTTGCTAATAATAACCAACTTACTATTAATTACGTTGTCGGTTATATGACAAAATCAAACTTTACAAGGTTTAACAATCAAGACGATAGACTACCAGAATTCTCATTAATGTCCAAAAAAATGGGACTTGGCTATCTTACAGAAGCCATGAAAAACTATTACAAAAAAAGAGAAATCTTTTGTATAGTACGAGAATCAGGACAAATTATATCTATGCCTAGATATTATAAAGAAAAAATCTTTGAGAAAAAACAACTTAAAGAAATGTATAAAAAATACATCGAAGAACAAGAAACAAACTTCGAAGAAATGTTCAATTCAGCAAAAGACGAACACGAACATTACAAAAATATTATCAGAAGAGATAATAAACAACAATTACTTAATCGTTTAAAAATTTAAAAACTTATGAAACTCAGAAACGCTTACACAAAATCAAAGTACAAAGGAAAGAAAATGGATCAGACAGTAAATACTATACCTGACCAAAATTTATCAATTCGACAATTACTAGACAGACATTCCAGAGGATTACCTCTTGGAGCATCACAAAATCAAGGTGAATATTTCGATACCGAAATCCCTAGATACGACGATCTCGTCGACATGATGGAACACAAGAAAATTCTTGTACAAGAACATAAAGATTTGACAAAGCAAATCGAAAAAGAGCAAAAAGCTCAAAAAGAAAAAGCAATTGCAACAGCCGTTGCTACCGAAATTGCTAAAACAAAGTCAATAAAGACTGATGAATCTTGATTCATCTACTTTATTGGCTAAAACTGTGACGAAGTCACTAGCACTAATAACATACTTGATATATTAGTGCTAATTGACACCAAATAACCTAAACGACCAAAAAAAGCAAAGTGGAACGAACGCAAAATAGGGGAGGAAAGGAAAAAAGTGTCAAAAAAACAAAAAAATAAAAAAAAATTACTATATTTAAAAAATATATATAACCAGAGGAAAAATCAGTTTAACAGTATATAAATTATAGTTCAACTAATCTACCTCATAAAAAAACACTTATGGATACAACAAAATTTAAAACAGAAGAAGAGAAAAAACACGCAGAATCAGTACGTAAAATCGTACTTCAACATTGCGTAGCATGTCATCAACAATTAGATCTCTTACAACTAAGACTCATAAACTTTGAGGATTTAGTAAACGGCGTACAAGATACTATTCAATTAACAAATAAACAACTTTCGGAGTTAAACTTCGAAAAAGCCGGAGTATCAATACAACCTACAAAACTTAAAAAAGTATAATGTCTGGACTACTAGGACTTATCGGATCGGTCGGAGCATCTCTAATATCAAATAGAGGTGCTAAACGCCGTCAACAACTAGCCGATCAACAAAATGAAAAATTTTGGAAAATGCAAAATGCATATAATACACCAAAACAACAAATGTCTAGACTACAAGATGCCGGGTTAAACCCAAATCTTATATATGGATCAAATGCTAACACAGGTGTAGCAGGATCAATATCACCATCAAAAGCATCACCATACAATGTACAGAATCCTGTACCATCAATGATGCAAACAGCATTAATAGGATCACAAATAGCAAATTTAGATTCAGTTACAGAAAAAAATAATGCTGAAACAGCAATAAAATTAGGAATAAAAGACCCTATGATCAGAGGTGCCGGAGCAAAAGCTGATATAGCTGTACAACAAGCATTACAAGAAGGAGTTAAAACAAAAGAAATATCAAATCAACAAGTTGCAATAACAAAATCATTACAACAAAAAGCTATGACAGACATAGCTAATAGAAAATATGCTGAAGCTTTAACAAATTTCAGACTAGGACTAATAAAATTAAATATTGATCCAACAGGAGCAATACAAACAACATTATTAAAATGGATTTCTACATCCATACAAGACGCAAAAGAAAACGTATTTAACACTAATCCTGGAGAATCCTGGATTGACAAAGCATTTAGAAAACAAACATCAAACAGATAATTATGAGTATATTCAGTAAAGTGGCTATGCCACGACCACAAACAAACACATTTGACCTATCACACGATAGAAAATTCTCAGGAAAAATCGGAGAATTAATGCCAATCTCCGTAATGGAAGTAGTTCCAGGAGACAAATTCAATATCAAAGCGACGAACATGACAAGATTCGCGCCACTTATCACACCAATAATGCACAAAGCAAGTGTATATTGCCACTTCTTCTTTGTGCCTAACAGAATATTATGGCCAAACTGGGAAAACTTTATATCAGGTGGAGAAGATGGTCTTGCAGACCCAACATTCCCTACCGTAGACTTAACAATACCAACTCAATATGGAGTTCAAACACTAGCAGATTACTTAGGATTACCAACAGGTTCTCAATTAACAGACGTATCAGCTTTACCTTTCGCAGCATATCAAAAAATCTATCAAGATTATTACAGAGATGAAAACTTAATAACTAAAACAGATGTATCCGTATCAGACGGAACACAATCAAGCGTAGACACAATTGAGCTTGCCTCAATGAAAAAAAGAGCATGGCAACATGACTATTTCACCTCTGCTCTTCCTTGGACACAAAGAGGTCCAGAAGCAACAATACCTTTAGGAACAACTGCTCCAATAACTTATGTAAATCAACCTGGCCTTGCTACTAAATTTAGAAATAATGCTAATGGCAGTACTATTAATAGTATAACATTTGATGCAGCTGCTGCATTAAATACTTCTGGAGGTGGTGCTTTACAAGCTAGTATTCCTTCATCTACATATATAGATATAGATAATTCTGCAGATTTATTTGCAGATTTATCTAGCGCAACTGCATCATCAATAAACGATTTAAGAAGAGCGTTTAGACTTCAAGAATGGTTAGAAAGAAACGCAAGAGGTGGAGCCAGATATATAGAAATAATAACAGCCCACTTTGGCGTAAGATCATCAGACGCTAGACTTCAAAGGCCAGAATTCCTTGGAGGAAGCTCAACACCAATTACCATAAGTGAAGTACTCCAAACGTCAAACACTGCTGGAGCTACAGGTAGCGACGCTACACCACAAGGAAACATGGCTGGACACGGAGTTTCAGTAGGATCATCAAACTACGTATCATACAGAGCAGAAGAACACGGATACATTATAGGAATAATGTCCGTAATGCCAAAAACAGCTTATCAACAAGGAGTACCAAAACATTGGAAAAAACTTGACAAATTTGATTATTACTGGCCCTCATTTGCAAACATTGGAGAACAGCCAATTTATAACGAAGAGTTATACCACCAAAATACTGCCGAAGACGCAGAAGTATTTGGATACACACCACGATACGCAGAGTACAAATATATTCCTTCTACTGTTCACGGAACATTTAGAAGCTCATTAGACTTTTGGCATATGGGTAGAATATTTGCATCAAAACCAACATTAAATGCAGACTTTATAGAGTGCGACAGCGCAGAAGTAGAAAGAGTATTTAACGTACCATCAGGAGAAGAACATTTATATGTGTATTTACACAACGAAGTAAAAGCAACAAGACTAATGCCATACTTTGGAACACCAACAATTTAGAAATCATGGGATATAGAAAATCAAAACGAATTAGAAGAAAAGGCATGGCTTTCAAAAAGAGAAGCCGAATGCAAAAAAAGAAATCAAGAAAATACAACTCTTATAGAGTAGCAAGAGGAGGTATAAGACTATAGTAGGTTCGGGGACTTGCTTAGTCCCCCCTACACTTAAATCAACCAAAATGCAGTGTTTCACACCTTTTAGAGTAAGGAACAAATCGAAAGACCACAACAACCAAAATTTAATGGTTAATGTACCATGTGGTAAATGCCTAGCATGCAAAAAACGCCGAGCTTCACACTGGAGCTTCAGGCTAAACGAAGAAGCAAAATCTTCTTCATCAGCATGCTTTATAACATTAACATACGAAAACGCTCCAATATCAGAAAATGGTTTTAGAACACTTGACAAACGAGACTTTCAACTATTTCTTAAAAGACTTAGAAAAACTTGTCCAACTAACAAGCTCAAATATTACGCATGTGGCGAATACGGTACTCAAACCCATCGACCTCATTATCATGCTATCATATTTAATCTCCCTAAATCTCTTATATCTAACCCTCAAAAAATCGCCGATACCTGGCAAAATGGTCATATACATCTTGCTAATAATAACCAACTTACTATTAATT